GGTTTATGCAAAGGTCTCCTTTAGTTTTTTTGCCGCCGTTTTTTTTCATCAGTGGCTTAGCCAAGCATTCGATGCTAAAATAACTTGTTTATTTATCTTGCTTGCCTGATGTGTGGTGCAAGCCCTTTTCACCCGTTGATCGATATAAAGATTGGTTTATGGCACTCTACCCCTACACCCTACAGCCCATTGATGTTCACTTGACTGATGCCGAATTTCGCCAAGCCCAAGCGCAGCTATTTGCCTCCAATGAACAAAGCCTTGCACGAATTTCTACCAAAACATGGGTGATTGTCGGTATCTTGGTGGCTGTGGCAATTGCAGGTATTATTTTGGTACATGGTTATTCAACGCTGATTTTTTGGCTGTTGTTAGTCGGTGTGGCGGTGTTTTTGCTGATTCGCACGGTGGGCTTGCGTTGGTATGTCAAAAAAGAGTTTGATAAGCAAGCTGCCAGCCAAACCATGCCACCAGAGCTTGCCCAGCTCAAGCTTGGCATTCAGTCACACGGTATTATTTTGGGCTTGCCTGCCCCCGATGCCGCCCCACAAAAAAACACCAGCAAGCGCAAAGGCAGTGGCATGCATCAGCCACTGATTCGCCAAAGCGCACTGCAGCAAGCAACCATCAAATGGTCACAAATCAGCCACTGGCAAGAAACGCCCGACTATATTTTTTTGGTATTTTCGGCAAATGGTCAGCAAGGTAGCCAAATTGTGCCTAAGCGCATGATGCAGCAAAAATTTCCGATTGATACCTTGCGCCATCATCTGCAAGAACACATTGGCGTACAAGGCTTACCAACGACCAGCGCATTGCCTAGCCAAACCACCAGTATTTGATAACGCGTTTGTATGATTGATTGACTGTGAACTGTGTGCCAAAAATATTTATTTTATCAATCAATATTTTTACAATAATCTATTTTATTTAAGATAAAATTGGGCTTATAGTAAGTATCAGTTGGTGATCTTATCTTTTGAACCAACGTTTTTAAAAACAGGTAAGCACAAACAGGAGTAATCCATGGCAAAATCAACGGACAAAAAAATCAAAGATTTCGGACTTGATACCGCCGAGGTGTTACACGTGGTCGATCAACTCAATGCCCTATTGGCAAATTATCATATATTTTATATGAACGTGCGCGGCTATCATTGGAATGTCAGCGGTTCTGATTTTTTTACACTACACGTCAAGTTTGAAGAGCTTTATACCGCGCTACAATTACAAATTGATGAACTTGCCGAGCGCATTTTAACTCTGCGTGGTACACCGCTCCACGCGTATAGCGATTTTGCGCGTATTTCAGCGATTAAAGAGGACAAAAACGTCAGCGAAGGCCGTGCGTGTGTGCAAGGCGTCTTGACAGGTCTCAACATGTTGATTGCCAAACAGCGCGAGGTCATCGCCACCGCCGAGCAAGCCGACGACCAAGCCACTGCCGATATTTTGACAGGCTATGTCAAAGAACAAGAAAAATTGGTATGGATGTATAACGCGTACTTGGGCTAACAGATTTGGGCTGATAAGCTAAGCCGCTTTGGCGCATAGCTAACAATCAATCAATCAATCAATCAATCAATCAATCAAAAGCTACTGTATGTGGCTTTTGGTTTTTGTGGTTGATGCCACGACGATCCTTTATTGTTTCAATAACTTATCAGTCTGGTTAAAGCAGTTTAAAATTGATGTTGGTGCCGAAATACGCTAAAATAGCTGCCCATTTATCTTGTCTGCTTTTACTGTTTTTAAACATCGGGCGATGCATATGTCATATTCGATTTTTTGCCAAACCAAAAACAATGCCTTAACTGAGCCGATGTTTTTTGGGCAGCCTGTGAATATTGCGCGCTATGATCAGCAAAAATACCCGATTTTTGAGCAGCTGATTGAAAAACAGCTGTCGTTTTTTTGGCGCCCCGAAGAAATTGACGTATCCAAAGACCGTTTGGATTTTGCCAACCTGCCTGCCCACGAGCAACACATTTTTTTAAGCAATTTAAAATACCAAACTTTGCTCGACTCCATCCAAGGACGCAGCCCCAACGCGGTGCTGTTGCCGTTGGTGTCACTGCCTGAGCTTGAAACGTGGATTGAAACGTGGGCATTTAGCGAAACTATCCATTCACGCAGCTACACCCATATTATTCGTAATGTGATGAATGAGCCTGCGCAAGTCTTTGATGCGATTGTGGATAATGCATTTATCCTTGAGCGCGCGCAGGATATCGCCAAGTATTATGATGAGCTCTACCAATACGCACAGTGGTACAACCTGTATGGCGCAGGTAGCCACACGATTGATGGCGCCACCATTGACGTATCGCTGCCAATTTTAAAGAAAAAACTGTATTTGTGTTTGGTTGCCATCAATGTGCTAGAAGCCATTCGGTTTTATGTATCGTTTGCCTGTTCGTTTGCGTTTGCTGAACGCCGTTTGATGGAAGGTAACGCCAAAATCATCAAACTGATTGCCCGTGATGAGGCGTTGCACCTCAACGGCACACAGCATATGATCAATCTGTTGCAATCAGGTCGTGATGACAGCCAGATGGCACAAATCGCGCAAGATTGCCAAGAAGAGGCGATTGCGATTTTCCGCAATGCCGCCGAGCAAGAAAAGGCATGGGCGAAGTACTTATTCAAAGATGGCTCGATGATTGGCTTAAATGAAAACATCTTGACCCAATATGTAGAGTACATCACCAATCTACGTATGGAAGCGATTGGCTTGCCGCCGTTGTTTGCGCACAGCAAAACCAACCCGATTCCGTGGATCAATGCGTGGTTGGCGTCAGACAACGTGCAAGTTGCGCCGCAAGAATCAGAAATCACCTCGTATTTGGTGGGACAAATTGATGCTGAACTTGCGGATGATGCGTTTGGCGATTTTGAGCTTTAACGGTTTCGTAGAGTTGGCTGGGCATGGTTAATCAAGCCCAGCGTTATAAGCCCGATATGGCAATATGCCTTTTTTGACACGAGCTTACCCAATCAGCTATGACCCATGGCATGGATTTTTTACTCCGATGGCAAGTTAAACCTACATAAGTTTTATTTGCACCAGCAAGAAACGCTGCTGGCAGGGTTGTTACGTGTTGGTATCAAGGCGCGGTTTGAGTGTCGGCAAGGTTATTGTGGGGTGTGTAAGGTCAAGTATCGCGCGCTCAATGCCAAAACGCGGCTTAATTATACGTTGTCGCCACTGGTGATGTTGGCAGAAGATGAGCTGCTGCCGTGCTGCTGTCGGGTGCAAGGTGCATTGGTCATCAAAACTGCTGTGACACAGGCTGACAGTTAGTGGCTTGGCGTTACATTTTTGTACCGATTGTCATCGTTTTACGCTCTATCTTTTTGGCAAAATCTTTTAAACAAACCTTGAAATTGCCTGTAATCTCCCCATCATTTTACCATTGTCGTCTAGCTGCCTCTTACCGTGTACGTGCTAGGCGTTTAGTCATCAATCCGTATTTTATAACAAAGGTGTTTTTACTTCATGAGCGAACATTCTACCTCTCAACTAGCGGAGCTAATTCAGCTGGGTAAAGAGCAAGGCTACTTGACGTATGCCGAGATTAACGACAAATTGCCCGAATCGGTCATCGAAAGTGACCAGATTGATGACATCATCCAAACGCTTAATGATGTCGGCATTTCGGTGTATGATGTTGCGCCCGATGAAGATGACATCATGCTATCCGACAGTGGTGGTGAGGATGAGATCGCAGCCGATGAAGCGGCGGCGGTATTGGCATCGGTGGAGTCTGAGCCAGGACGCACCACTGACCCTGTGCGCATGTACATGCGTGAGATGGGTACCGTCGATTTGCTAACCCGTGAGGGTGAAATCGCCATCGCCAAGCGCATCGAGGCAGGTATTCGTGACATGCAATATGCCATGACGTTTTGGCCAGGTGCGGTTGAATTGGTGTTGGATGAATATCAGCAGACCTTCGAGGGCGAAAAAAAGATATCGGATATCATCACAGGTTTTCTTGATCCCGATGACAGCGACGAGCCAGAATTATCGGACGCTGAGCCAGAATTGCCTGAACTGACCCGCTCAAAAGCCGCCGATGATGACGATGGCGCAGATGACGACAGCGACGATAACGAAGATGATAGCAATAGCAGCGATGATGACAGCAGCGATGAAGTAACAGGGCTTGATCCTGAAGAAGTCAAACAACGCTTTGAGCAGCTACTTGCCTACCATGAGGTAGCGCAAGCGGTCATCAATGCCCATGGGCGCATGAGTCCTGATGCACAAGCGGCGATTGAAGAATTGGCGAACCATTTCCGTCTATTCAAACTTAGCAGCCGTGTGTCGGATAACATCATGAAAATGATGCGTGACACCTATGAGGACGTACGCAACCACGAACGCCACATCATGAAATTGGTGATTCGCCGTGGCAAGATGTCGCGTGATGAATTTCGCAACACCTTTCCTGACAATGAAACCAACTTAGACTGGCTACCCAACCGCATTACCGAACAACCCGGCAATGCCGACAGCCTTGAGCGTGTGGTTGATGAGGTCTTGCTGTATCAAGGGCGAATTCGCGATTATGAACAGCGTTTGGGACTACAAATCCGCGACATGAAGCCAATCGCACGCAACATGTCTACAGGTGAAGCCAAAGCTCGCCGCGCCAAAAAAGAGATGGTTGAGGCAAACTTGCGTTTGGTGATTTCGATTGCCAAAAAATATACCAACCGTGGCTTGCAATTTTTGGATTTGATTCAAGAAGGCAACATTGGCTTGATGAAAGCGGTGGATAAATTTGAATATCGGCGCGGTTACAAGTTTTCAACTTATGCCACGTGGTGGATTCGCCAAGCCATCACGCGCTCGATTGCTGACCAAGCGCGCACCATTCGCATTCCTGTGCACATGATTGAAACGATCAACAAAATCAACCGTGTATCGCGCCAACTCTTGCAAGAGATGGGACGCGAGCCTACGCCTGAAGAATTGGGCGCGCGCCTTGAGATGGATGAAGCCAAAGTGCGTAAGGTGCTTAAAATTGCCAAAGAGCCGATCTCGATGGAAACACCGATTGGCGATGATGAAGACTCACATTTGGGTGACTTTATTGAGGATTCAAGCATCAGCAGCCCTGTCGATGAGGCGACCGCACAAGGTTTAAAAGAAGCTACTCGTGAGGTTTTGGCAAACTTGACTGAGCGCGAGGCCAAAGTGCTAAAAATGCGTTTTGGTATCGACATGACAACCGATCACACATTAGAAGAAGTCGGTAAGCAGTTTGATGTCACCCGTGAGCGTATTCGTCAGATTGAAGCCAAAGCCCTACGTAAATTACGTCATCCATCACGCTCTGAGCATTTGCGTTCATTCTTAGAAAACGACTAATTGACTTAATAGATGGCAAAAGATAAAAAAGGAAGCGTTGGCTTCCTTTTTTGTTGCACATTTTTGGCGATTGGGGTGTGTCTTGAAAAACCGCTGTTCTGCCCCATTGATAGCAATATTCACCGTTTTATTATTGCAAAAATTAGAGGAAAGTATGAGCGATAAAACCGTAAACCTAACCGCTATCGATAGCGCACGTCCACAAGTTGGCAAAAAAACCGACATTCAAAATCCTGAATTGTGGCAATTTCCTATGGATTATCCGCTAAGCATCATCGGGCATGAAGGCAAAAAAGACGAACTACTTGACGAGGTCAAGCTAATTTTAGGCGGTCTATTTCCCGAATTTGACCTTGCTAGCCTGACCCTGCAACCATCACGCACAGGTCGTTTTCACTCAGTACGCGCCAATGTATACTTGACCGAAGCCGAGCAAGTCAATCGCCTATACCAAATGCTTGATGACGCGGCAACCGTACGCACTGTGCTGTAAGTGATTGCTCCAAACACAAAAGCGCGCTCAATTTGGGCGCGCTTTTTTTTGTCGTTATGCTGCCAGCCAGCAAGCGACTGGTTTAAAACGCCAGCACACGGTCGCCGTCGCTGTCTTGGATACGCGTGACCAATCCCATGTTGTTGAGCAGATTTATAAACGGCTTGGGATCAAGCTCTTCAACATTGACCATGGTACGGCTATCCCATGTGCCTTGCGCCACCAAAATTGCAGCAGCAACAGGCGGCACGCCTGCAGTATAAGAAATACCTTGGCTGCCAACTTCACGATACGCGTCTTGGTGATCAACCACATTGTAGATAAACACCTCTGCGTCTTGTCCTGCGCGTGTACCACGAATTTTGTCACCGATACAGGTTTTGCCTGTGTAGTCTTTGGCAAGCTCGCTTGGATCAGGCAATACCGCTTTGACGACTTTTAGCGGAACAACTTGCTGTCCTTCAGCGGTGGTGACAGGCTGCTCAGATAGCAAGCCTAGCTTGTTGAGTACGGTAAATACGTTTTTGTAATGCTCACTAAAGCCCATCCAAAAACGGATGTTTGGCACGTCTAAGTTTTTGTGTAGCGAATGAATTTCGTCATGACCGCTCAGATAGCTGTCTTGCACGCCCACCACGGGCAAATCATCGGTACGCTTGACCTCAAACATGGCATTGGTTTGCCACTGGCGGTTTTGCCATGAATATACCACACCTGTGAATTCACGGAAGTTAATTTCGGGATCAAAATTGGTTGCAAACCAGCGCCCATGGCTACCTGCGTTGATGTCAATAATATCAATATCCGTCACGCTGCCTGCATCAAACAGATCCACGCCTGCGCGCGCGTACGCATTGACCACACCAGGGTCAAAACCTGCACCCAAAATTGCCGTTACGCCGTTTGCCGCGCAAGCGTCTTTGCGCTGCCACTCATAGTTGGCATACCATGGTGGATTTTCGCAAATTTTGTCGGGCTGCTCGTGAATCGCCGTGTCAATGTATGCCGCGCCCGTGTCGATACACGCCTGCAATACCGACATATTGACAAACGCTGAACCAACGTTGATGACGATCTGGCTGCTAGTGTCTGTAATCAAACGCTTGGTCGCCTCGATATCTAGCGCGTCTAGCTGATAGGTTGCAATACTGGCAGGGACTTTAAAGCTGCCGCGCTTTGCCACGTCTGCCGCGATTGCATCACATTTGGCTTGCGTGCGTGCAGCGATGGCGATATTGCCAAGCACGTCATTGTGTTGGGCGCATTTGTGGGCAACGACTTGTGCCACACCGCCTGCACCGATGATTAATACGTTACGTTTCATGTCAATCCTTTATTTTCATGCGCCAGTGGGAATTGCACTGCCCTTACCACGGTACAGGCGTCTTTTTGCTTAGGCTAAATTTAACCAAAGTCAAATTTTCCACCACTGACCAACCAAAACAAGCTCGGGCAAACAAGGAAGCGAACAAAACCCGAACCGCCCATTGGCTAGCAACTAGCCAATCTATACGTCACGCTATACATTTAGCCAAAAAATCTAAATTCAAGATAGATTGTGCTTAAAGTCATCATAGCCAAATTCGCGCACCATCTCATAACGCCCATCTAGGCGCTTGATGACAATAGCAGGCATGGCAACCCCATTAAACCAATTCTTTTTGACCATCGTGTAGCCTGCCATGTTGGCAAATGCCACACGCTCACCCACATTGAGTTTGCGCCCTCCTAAATCGTACTCACCAAAAATATCGCCTGCCAAGCAAGATTTACCACAAATAAGCGTGTGGTGATCGCCAACACTTGGTGCAATATCCACAGATTGCTGCCCAATTTGCGCCAACGCCGCCGACTCACGATAAATCAGCAAATCCAGCGCGTGTGCCTCAGTCGCACTATCGACAATCGCCAAGTCTTTTTGATTGTGCAGCACATCAAGCACAGTGGTGTGCAAGGTTGTGGTTTGGGTAATGCTCGCCTCACCAGGTTCAAGGTAAATCTGCACGCCATAGGTTTGGCTAAACGCACGCAGACGCTGGGCAAATTGCTCCAATGGATAATCAGGCGCGGTAAAATGAATGCCGCCACCAAGGCTGACCCAGTCAAGCTTATGCAATAATTCGCTGTAACGCGCCTCGATATCGGCAAGCATGGCATCAAAGCGATCAAAGTCGCGATTTTCACAGTTGTTGTGAATCATCACGCCTGAGATGGTCGGTAAATTGGACAGAAAAATATGGATATCGCTTTCACCCAGACGGCTAAAGGGACGCGCAGGGTCAGCAAGGTCAAATGATGAGCTGCTAATTTGCGGATTAAGGCGCAAACCAATCGGCATATCAGGCTTTAGCGTCTGTACACGCGCAGCAAAACGCGCCAACTGATTGGCTGAGTTAAAGATGATTTTGTCACCGTAGCCGATGACTTCATCAATTTCTGCATCGCTAAATGCCACACTGTAAGCATGGGTCTCGCCGCCAAACTGCTCTTTGCCCAAGCGTACTTCATTAAGTGACGATGAGGTGGTGCCGTCCATCGCCTCACGCATGATATCAAACACCGACCACGTGGCAAAGCATTTGAGTGCCAGTAGTACCTTGACGCCTGATAGCTCACGCAGGCGTCGCATGATTTGCATATTATGTTGCAAACGTGCGCTATCAATCAGATAAAAGGGTGTGGGTAGTGTGTTGATATCATCGATGAGGGTGGCGGTGGGCGCAAGTTGGGTCATGATAGCGTTATGATTCCTCACTGAAATTGCCGTCAATTATGTTAGGCATGGATAAATATAAACTGCTAGATAGCAAAAACCCCTTGAAACATCAAGGGGTCTTGTATAGTGGTACCAGTGGTCTGTGCCTAAAACAATATATAACCCATTGATTTTTAAAAGGTTAAAATTTTAATACAATAAATTTACTGCTAACTTTACTGTTATAGTGATCTAACAGGCACTTATTATCCCAATGTTTTGGCTATTGTCAAGCCAATTAACTGCATTGTAATTTTTATGCTCCTTTTAATCAAGCTTGCACACCGCCAACATACACCGTCTTGCCGCCCACTTTTGCGGCAGTCGTGTTTTTGCCGCGCTGCTCTCCAGCACCGTTTTTGTACGCTAAATGCACCCACCGCCCAAATTCCATAATAATTTGGTCGTATTTAATACCGCGCTTTGGCAACTCTTTAGACAAAAACCGCGCAATCTCAAGTGGCGTGCCGAACGCAGGGCAAGTAAAATCTATCGCATAGCCGTAGCAGTGCGCTGACGTTCTGCTGCCGCCTACACGCGCATTGACCAAAGGTGAGCGATAGCCGCTACTAATCAACATCGGCTTGCCCAAAATTTCACGCACAGGCTGCCACAGATTTTCGCATGACTCTTTTAGATTATTTAATTCAGCCGTAGACGGCGTATTGTCAATGCCGTGCCGCGTGGCAGTTTGACTGACTGTTAATTCTGACAGCCAAAAGTTGTTTGATAGTTTAACGTTGTTCATCGTCGTCTCCTCTTGTTTTTTTTACCAATTTTTCAATCGCGCTATCGCCCATGCGATTCACCAATTTATCGGCGAGCCGTGGGCTGGCAAGTCGAAGTGCGTCCATTAGATGCCCACTAAACACACCCACGCTCATGCCGATTGCTGCTGATATAAACAGTGACCGCAAGCCGTGCTCCGTCATCAAGTAATCAACCGTAGCTCCTGCAAATACGATGGACGCCATCACTAACAGCACTGCAAGCCGCGGGCCATAAAGGCTTGCTTTTTCACTGATGCCAATCATGCCACCAACCGTGCCGCCAATGACCGCCATCATAATCTGTGGTGCAAACGCCAAGCCCATCCAAACGTTGCCCATTAGTTACTCCCATGTGCTTTGTCGTCCTCTAGCAGCCTATTGATTGTTAGCAGCTCATAGCCAGCAAGCAAGCCAGTGCAACTAAAACATACGTTGTAACCGCTGTTGTCATGACGTGTGCCGCATTTGCGCTAAAAATCGCGGCGATAATCAACCAAACCGTGCCCGAAAAAAGCAACAACAAGCCGCTTACTTGGTTGCTGCGATTGGAGAGACGACACATTGCAACAAGCTGCGCCACGCCCAAGCCCAGCACAAATAGCCAGTGATAGGCCTTGGTAATATCAAATCGGGCATATGATGGTAGTGACAGCAAGTTAAAATAATTTAACGCCATGATGCTTGAAAAGCTTACAAGCAATAGTGCGTTTAAAAGCTCAACGATACGCGTACCGACTTCAAACAACCAACGGCGAAACCGCCCCATGTGGCTTAGTGTTGTGTGTACTGACATAGACTACATCCCTTGTCCACTATCGCCTGCCTGCCAGTAAGCGTATGATGATGTTTAGCTTCTCATGGTAGGCTTTTTCACTCTCAAACTTATGTTCAAGCACTTGCGTGCGTGTGTGAAACGCTGGCGAATTGCGATACATATTAATTAATGATACGTCTATTGTAAGGGCTTCACGCATCGTCATTTGCCCATGTTCCATCATTGCTATCGTGTCGTTCCATAGCGTATTCAACAAGCTGTCGGATGAGGCTGGGTAAATGACTAAGGGCGCAAAATCGTGTGGCTTTGCCGCCACCCCCCACCAGCGCGATCCCATCGTTGTCAAATTTTGGGGTAACAAAATGCGCCAGTGCGTCGCTGGCTTCAGCATACAGTGCGTACAATTTGGTATACTGACCATCGGTTAGGTTTTGGATTTGTTCAAATCGCGTCAGCAACACATCGCCCAGTGCTTGCGAATCTGTGGTTGCCACCTCATCCCATATCAGCTTATCTGGCAAGCCCAAGGACGCAGTCAAATCGCCATACGCCTGCAAGGCGATTGCACCTGTCAGCCAGTCAAAAACATTCTCACAGTTTTTTTCTAAAATCAGCGCGTGTGCGCCCGTTAGATGCCCAAAACACACGCCCTCACGCTCAAAGACGCTTGGCACGTCGTCTGGCTGTGTGGCGATAAAAAACGCACTGTGGTCGCCTGTTGGGCTATAATCGCTATCTGATATGGCAAGATAATTTAACAGCGTATAGTAACGCTCCTGCACGGTCAGCTGATTGGGTAAATCCGCATCATCCAGCACGAACGCCAAAAAGCTTGATAGCCGTGCTTCATTCATGGTTTCAGGAATTTTGGCAACGCGCATCGTATTGCCGATGGTGTTTTCGCGCAGATTGACTTGACGCTTTAAAAGCGACAACGGCTCAATGTTGAACATAAAAATAGCCCCATCATTGTTTTGATGGGGCTATTTTAGCTTGTCGTATTGGCGGCAGTGTTGGGGCGTTCCTAAATTGGGGCGTTCCTAGACTGGCGAAAAATCGGCAACATGGAAGGCTAGCATACCGACAGCAACCCCTATGGGTGTTGGCTCATTGTCGTAACTGACGGCAATGTCAGGCACAACATGCCACGGCACAAGCCGACTGAGTGTGGGTGCAAGTTCTGCCAATTCCTTTATATCGATCGAGTAATCGAGCATCACACGCACGCGGCTGGTCAAAAAACGCTCATTGGTGGGTTCGGCAAACAGATGGTTTGGATACTCAAGCGCCCTGTCTTTGCTGTGCCATAGTTGCGTGACCTTGTTTTGTTTGGGGTAAAGCATATCTAGCACAAACTGTAAAAACGCCAAGCCGCGCTCACTGGCCATGCCTAGCCATTGTGACAAAATGATTGCCATAATACGGTCAGCCAACTCACCGTTTTCGCGTCGCAATACCGCCAAGCCGTTTAACTTGGTAAAACGCTCAATGACCGTATGACCACCCAAAAACGATGCGCCATATTCGTGCATTTGTGCCAGTTCGCTTAATACTGTATTATCCGCTGGTCTGTGATTGTCCAGCAGCGCGGCAAACACCTGCTGCATGGCGCGCTCAAGGTCATCGTAAGCATGGCTTGCCAGTATAGGCAAGGCAAAATCATGGGCGGTTAAGTCTTGCATGTCAAAATGTCCATAGCGCGTTGCCCATATCGGCGGTGCGCGTGATATTGACGGTAATGCTGTCGCGTGTCAAATAAAGCCAGTGATGCGGCTTGATGCGGTTGTCATCTGTGATGGTTTCGCCCAATACGGTAAAATCGCTAATACGGTCTTGGAATGCTGGAATGTTGGCGCGCATCAGCGTGGCAATTTCTTGGCGGTTAAAACCGTCTAAATTCGGATGACTGGCGGCAATCGTGCCGCGCCCATAGTGCTGAAGCAGCAACTCTAGGATTTGGGTTTTGACGCTGTCAGAATCGTGCACGCCTGCCAAAATTGCATTGATGGTGATATGGTATGGGCGTTCTTGTACTGGTTTTAGACGCACGCGCTCTCTTAGTAGGCTATCAGCCGTTGCCACCAGCTTACAAATATCATCCGTCAGCCGCGCTTGCTCATTGGGGTCTTTGGCAACCACTGTAAGGTTCATGTGGTTAATGTTATCAAGGCTTGCCCCATAAAACTTTTCTTGTGTGGTCTCATTCCAGATTGCCATATAGCTAAAACGGCTCATAAAATGCTGGCGCACCAAGAAATCAAAATTGCCCATAAACACCGCATTTTGGTCGTAGGTAGCAGGAAAGCTTGCCAACAAGCGCATTTGCGACACGCTCAACGGATTTGCCGCGGCACGCTGTAGTCCACCGTATTTAAAGTATAGGTTTAAGCTGGTTTCATCACTAGCCGTGATATTTTGTAGTGACGCTTGTTTAAGCGTGGTTGTATCCACTTCACCGTAGCACTGTGTTAGCGTAACTGTGTAACTCTCGCCTGCCTGCACCGTTTGACCGACACGCGCGGTATCGCCAAACATCAATGTAATTTGCTTTAAATCGTCCGTTAATAGCGTATAGACTGCGCTTCCTGCTGCGGCATTCATGAATTTTGGCGCATAGTCAAACAGCGTGTTGCTGCTGTTGTTTTTGACGCTGATACTGGCTAAATACATGTCGTCTGCCACAGGTAGGCTTGCCCGAAAAAAAGGCTGACTGGCTGCGATACTAAACGTATGGCTGACCTGCGTGCTTTGCTCACACAACACCTGCGCGCGCTCACCTGCACCAATCGTAACAGCGGACAGCAGTCGCCATTCGCGCCCCAAGCCGTCCTCCACCACGCGTCCAGCTGATAGCGTGATTTTGGCTGCACCGTTGTTTTCAATGCTCAGCCAGTATTGACAAGGCGTTGCCACGGGCAAAATACCCTTATTAATAGCATCAGCGATGATGGTGCTATCTTTTGACTTAATAAACGGTTCAATGATATTTACCGCATTATCCTGCGACAAGGCAATCACCAATTCGCGGATGGCGGTTAGCATGGCGGTGACGGTGGGGTCTTGCACCTGCCAGCGTTCGGCAATGTCGGGATAATCGCCCAATGCGTTGGTGATAATATCGTTTAGCTTATTGCGCTGTAACATCTTGATAATCCTCATCCATCACGCTGCCTGTGTCCGCCTGCCCAACCTCAACCAACACACTGCCGATTTGGATAAACACGTTTACTTGCTCAAATCCCACCGTTTCGCTGATGATGTTAAGTTCATCTTGCGCAAGTTCGCCTAAAATCGGGATATCTTGTATCATCTTGGCAATAAATGCATCGGCATTAAACGCGGTCAGATTTTTTAACAGCTGCTCTTTGACGGTGCAACCGTAGTTTTGATAAAAATACCCATTCACGGGGGTTGCCAGCCAATGATTGACCATGGCAGCAATTGTTTTGGCATCAATCATGCGCTGACCTCCTTGGCGTATGGGCTATGCAGCAATAAAAATCCAAACGCCCAACAAAATATTAAGCCTCCGCCAATCACGATGAGTAATATATTCAATCCAATCGCACCGATGCCCCACATATTTGCACGCCATAGCAGATGACTAAACCGCCACAACAAAAAAGCGTAAGCCGCAACCAATGGTGCAGTTAGCCAAATCGCGGTTTTAAGCAAGCGTTCAATGGCCAATGCCAGTCGCGCCCGATCCATGCGCTTGTTGATTTGTTCAAGTTGGGTTGGCACGGCTGAAACCAACCATGATAGCCAAAACCATAGCCAAAATGACAAGAAGGTGTCTATGATATAGTCATTCATGCTTTGCCCCAAAAGTGTTTGCGCTATTATCACCGCCAAACGACTGTCATCTGACCCTATGTTCCAAAAATGTTCCAAAAATGTTCCAAAACAAAAAACCCACCGATTAGGTGGGCTTGTATGTATCAGCTGATTAATACTTTTGAATCATATCAGTCACCGACAAGCGCAGCTCCATATCCTCATCCCACAATCGATACTCTTCAGTGTCCGATAACTGCCAATCCATGTTATCCGCCGTCACCATGCTTGCCATGTCTTCATAGAACATGTCAGCAGCCACGATGGTTTGTGCGTCATCTATGCCGCGATAAATACGCTCAATGTATGAATCGGTTTCATCGCCTACGTTATAATCTTGACGGCGCAGCACGTCCTTTAAAGCCCACCAATACACGCCATATTGGCGGTAATGGCGAATATTTTTTTTAAGGCGTTGATAAATCACGCCAGCAGCAAATTCCACAAAATCCGCGTTTGGCTGATTATCCGCAAGGTTTGCCTGCGCTTCAGCGGTTTTATCCGCTAAAAATTGTGGTTCAAATTGATAGTACATGTTAGCTCACCTTTTTTATGGACAGTTGATTGGCCGCAGCTGGGTAATCTTGCACCAGTTTGGTATAGGCTTGATACGCTATCAACCATCGCTCATTTTCGCCATCCCAATGCGCATAACCCCCAATGTGTTTAAACTCTTTCTTTTTTATGCCGTACTTTTTGGCATAGTCTTTGATTTCCTCTTTCCATTTTCTAGTGTTGCCTGTGATGCCTACAGTATCAGTGGATTGTAAATCGGCTGTTTGGGCTTTGTTTGCCTTATATTTTTTAGCCGTATCGTCTAGGTAAAACCAAAAATGATATTCATTGCCAATCGTTCTGTTTGGTCTGCCAATGTTTAACGCCATATACAGTAATTCATCTTTGTCCTGCTCGCTGATATTGGGTATCAAATCTTGGTCGGCTTTGATATAGTCATTATACAGCTTATTTGACAAAGCGGTAATATCATCGCTTGAATAATCGTCTGGCAACCCATTAATCGCATCACGCACCGTCACCAAAAAATTTTCGGGCTGTTTGGTCAATCGGCGATAAAGTCTAATATTGTTTAGCATGGTGTCTGCTACTTCAATCTTGATTTGCCGACTTTTGATAAACTCTGATAAAGCGTTTAAGATGGAAATATCGTTAGAAATGCCGTTTATGATAAGTAATGGCAAAACATGGTTTGATGTATCGTCTTGCAATTTGTCGAATTGTGTGGTACTCTTTTTACCAAGAGTTGTGGTGGCCTGAGCGTTAGCCAATGTTGTGCTATCCGAATTGCCATTTTGGTGAGAGGGCGTAGCAACTCCAAGAACCATATTGTCAAATATGGTTCTTTTTTTGTCTAATGCTTTGAGGTTTTGACTTCCTCCCCTCCCNNCAAACCTAAGACAATGGCAATGCCGCCCGACACACGGTCAAGTTCTACGCTGTCAATAATCGCATTATCGGGTGATGTGGCGGTAAATACGCCCGTTCCTGCTGATGGGTCAAGGACACGCCCACCATTAAAGCCGAGTTCACGGGCTAAATCCCACATACTGCTTGCCAATTCCATTGGCGTGTAGTATTCGTATTGACTGCCTGTTTTGCCCTCATGATTGACGATGCCACCGCCATTGCCCGTGTATTTGGCAAGGGTGGTCAGCTGCTCTGTTGTTAGGTCATCGCGAGTCAAGCCTTCATTTTGGATTTTGTTAAGCAAAGCTATTGCTTCGTCATTAGCTTTTTGGCGCGCTCTCATATCGACATTGCCGTTACGGTTGGTAGGCTTAACGCCTTGACGGTTAAAAATAGGAGTTTGGGTTGCTTGAAGCTCCCATCCCTCAGCTAAATCATCAATGCCTTTTTCAAGGTCATACACAACCTTGCCTGCTTCATCTTTTACCATCAAAATAAGTAATGGCAAAACATCGTTTGTGGTGATATCGTCTTGCAATTTGTCGAATTGTGGGCTATTATTTCCATTAAAGGTTGCCATGAATCCGAGCGATAACCATTTTGTGTTATCCATAACACTATCAAAGTGTGAGGGTGAAGCAACCTTTTTTAATGCCTTGAGATTATAGCCAGCATAAAACAAATCACTTTCATTTTCACGCTCACAAGCCTGTACTTCTGCAAATACCTTATATCCATTTTTTAATTCAACCCATTTTCTATATGGATGAAATGCGATTATTGACTTATCGGCTCTATCATGGTCTGATAATTCACGGCCCATAAATTCGCCTTTGGCGAAAATCTGTGGGATATAAGGCAAGCATTTAACCAAAATATCATTTCTTTTCACATTGTAGGTGATATGACCTATAGTATCCTTGCTATTAAAATGCACAACTTTGCCATCAATGGTTTTAACGGTTTTCCCCAATAAATTGTCTCTTATCCAATCTTTAGCAGTGCGTTTTCGCGCGCCTTGCCCCATATCCTGCGTGTCATCAATATCAATTTTGCTTAACTGCTCAATATCATCATCAGTCAGCACATCGGTTTGCTGTGCCAGCAACAGCCGCTGCAATTCATCCAATGCCAAAAAATAATCGCGGTTATTCAGTGCTGGCAATTTTGCCAAAATATCTTGTACAGTTACAGTCTGCATGATAAAAAAGCCCATCAACGGTTGGTTAATGGGCTTAACTTAGCATAACGACAAGATGGGGTTGTGGGGCTGTTCCGTCAAGCAATGCGTTGTGATTTTAACGTCTCAAGCTGGGTTTGTAGCGTCTGTTTTTCCTGCTCTTTTTGTACAATCTGCTGGTCAAGTTCGACCGCTTGCGTCTGTAGCACCTCAATTTTCTTGGCAATGCTCAAACTGGCGTTGCGCGTGGTATTGACCTGTTTGACCTTGATGGCGGCTTGCTTTTTGTCAAACGCGGCTTGTCCTTGACTGACCGCCGCGGCAACCTCATCAACGGATTTGTTAAACGACGGCTTGTAGGTGTTGTCAAAATCGCCCGTGATTGGTAGCTGCTTGCCGTTTATATCAATACGGTAAATATCAAAATCGCGCTTGCTGTCTTTTAAGTTGCTTTTGTTTTCTTGAGCATTAAGCGGCGCAATGCTGCTGATTTTGGTTTTTTTGGTCAAGGCGATATCTGTGTTGGCATATACGCGCACATACGCGGTTACAACCTGCCCATTTTCAAGGTTAAAATCCACAGGCATGGCAGATACGCCTGCCACGCGCTTAACCTTGTTAAATACGGTCGCGACAACTTTTTGCTTGGTTGATTTGGCAAGCCGTGCGCCAAAGTCTTTAATCAATGAGGTTTTTTCGGTAATATCGGTCAGCTTCATAACATATCCTCAAAAAAATTTGTTAGCAGTTTACGCCAAAATGCGCCAAGTGCGGTAGGGCTGTGCCATTAACCGCCATACAACGCTTGTATGTCGGCTTTATCCCATGCGGTGCGTGAAACAAGCGTGATTTGGCACTTGATGCTAATGCGTGAGCCGTCGCTCGTCATTGGCGCGGTAATGGGCGCAGATAGGCTTTCAATCACCAATGGGCTGTACGTCTTGCCGCCATATTTAAGCGTCACCGCAGGCGGCACAAGTGATGGGAAAAAGCCTTGCAAGCCTGTCGCGTCACTGGTTAAGCCGCTAACCAATGCCGACTTGTCCGCCAGCAGTTCGGGGGCTGTCCATTCTTGTAATTTTTTAACGGCTGCCTCAACCTCGGTTTTGGCGTTCTCCCATGCGGCAAATACCAGTGTACCTGTGATGCGCACGCTATTGGACGATGTGTAGATTTGGTAGCTATTGATTTTGGTGAATGTTGAACGCCCCTTTAGCCCCTCTAGTGTGCCAAGTAAGGTGTTGTTTTGGGCAGCAGTGTCCCAAAATCCGCCTGCCTGCCCGCCACTGCCGCCTGCTTGCGTCTCAGGTGGTTTAACGGGTGCTGCTCCCAAAACATCGGTCAAGGTTTGCACTGTCAAGCCCGATTGCAACATGCCCATTAAGTTTGGCATACGCCCCTCGGGATTGGATGATTCAAAGGGCGTGGAATACTGGTTCTCAAGCGCAAACTCGCCATCCTCCAAGACAGCGATGACTGTGGTTGCGTCTGCTGCTGCTGTAAGCTCGCCTGTCGCGTCGTTTTTACTGGGCGCAAGGCTAATGCTTGCCAGCAGATGGGGATTCAACCCGTTGGCTTGTAGATGGGTTGCACCCAGTGTGCCGCTTTGCGTGGTGCGCGGTGCACGTTTGGTGATAACCAAATCAACCATCACGCCACCTCACTAAGCCAATGCGTATCAAGATAAGCACGAATTTCGTTGGCGGCATCGCGGTCATCATCTACCAAGGTAGCGATGTGGGCAAAATCTAAGCCCATTGGGTCTTGCCTACCTGCCTGTAAATCCGCTAGGATTTGGCTAAGCTCAGTTATCCGCTCTGTCTCACCATCAGCCAGCCAATCATTACCGCGTTCCAACGCCTGATTTAGGTCATTGGTGTACAAATAGTCCTCAATTTCTCCGTTTTCATACAGTGCCAGCTCAAAATCTGTGGAGGCATCTTTAGCTGAATTGCCATCGTTATTGATGAATTTGCCGCCAATTTCGGCGCGGCGATTGCCATTTCCTTTTTCCGCTTGAAACGTGCCTAAGCTTGCGTGTCGGGCTTCAATGTAGGTAGCATAGCCCATACGTTGCGCCATGGCATTCATAGCGGCTAGGCGTTCTTGGGTCAGTGGCTTACGATTTTCCCAATCCTCGGCATTTTGTTTAACCTCGGGGTCATCGTTGGCATATTGCGCAAATGGATTGTCGGTTGAGTAGGTAGGCGCGTCGTTCATGCCTAAATCAAAGCGCAGTTCATTCTGCCGTTTTAGTGCTTTAATCAAGCCAATGCCGCCTAGACTTGCCTTGCTCTTAATAATACCCTTTAGTTCTCTAAGGGCTTTAATTTGTGCCATTCCTGTTAGCATAATTTTTCCTTACGATGTTGCTTTATCAAGTGCCGCGCTGATAATCGCCAACGCTTGCGCCAATAGCGGGTCGTTTTCGTCTTTTTCGCCAATCGCTTCTAGTCGGTCGTAATCCACGCCATCTAAGGGGTCTGTTTTACCGCTTACAATATCATTTAAAAATGCGATATCGTCGGCGGTATACGCTGGATGGGGCTGGGTATTTGGTTTTGGCTCTGCGGTTAATGTTCGATTACTCAGTGGGGTTTTAGCCTCCCATTGCTTGACTTCATCAAGCACTTTTGCTATCTTGTTTTTGAAGTCCGCAATCGGGGTTTTCAGCACTTGAGCTTGCTCATCTGAAACCAACTGCCCTGCGGGCTTTTCTTTTTCTTCAATTTCTACTGCTTCAACAGAATAGATTCTTGTGCCTTCGTTGGAGTGCTTGTACTCAATGACCGTAATCATTACAGGAACATACGCACCCGTTGATTCATCAAGCATGATGCTACCTAGGCGGTGAACGTGCTCTACGTTTATACGATTTTTTTTATCGTCATGGGTGACCTTAATAATCGCTCTTTCAAACAAAATATCAATATTTGCTACCGCTTGTGCGTGTAGGCGTGGTGTTGCGGACTGTTCGGTTGCTTTTTTGCTGCCTAGTTTTCCAATGGTGTTGCCGCTTATCGTTGCCTCCATTGCAAATTTTTGATTTATGAATGATTTACCAACTAACGGCTTTATCAAGGCCTGCGCCTCAGAAACACTATCTGCATGGCGCGGCATGATAGCTTGTTGTAGCAAACTAGCTTGATTAGACGCATCTGAAGTATATCTCTTGCCGCCACCCATATTCAAAACGCTGCCATCTTGCAAGCCATTGGCATCAATGCCCATATCGATTAACGTTTTTTTGAGGTAATCAGCCAGTGTTTCTTTAAATGGGTTAAAATTACCGATTGCCGACCCGATATCAACACGTATCGATTCAGACTTTGGCTCGCCTCCTGCCTCGGTGTAATTTAATGTGATACGGGTTTTGTCATAGCCGTTTTTAGGAAGTTTGCTTTCATCATAGTCATACAATGCTTGCAATTCGCGTTGCAAATCGTCAAGACTGTAGAAATCACGACCTTCTAAGCTGTCACCCTGCGACGCTTCCGTCCACTCAACCGTTACGCTATCTAGCGTACCTTCTATGCTCACCGTCAATGGTTGGCTATTGGTGGTTTTATTTCCGCTCGCCGCCACACGATTAAAATATTCGTAATTGGATAGCTTATCTTTAAACTCGTCAATATTGTTTGACACCCAATCAACGCTGCCTTGATAAGTGTTTGGAATTTTAGGCAAACTAAGTTGTTTGATTGTGGCGGCAAAACGCGTATTTTGGCGAAGCTCCCTTGATATACTTAAGTCGCCTTGCATGACACCATTGATAATCTTAGCAATCTCAATACGGTTTTCGGTGTCTATTTTGGCAAAATCGCCGTCATAGCCCCATGCATGAGACAAGGCTTTATATTGACTTTGATATTGTGGGTAAATTTTTACCGAACCACTACCCCATTCGCTTGTCAGTTCAGTTGGCGTGCTTGCTGCCTGTGACGCTTCACTCACCGCCACCCCCTGTCCGTCTGGTATGATTGGTTGCATTTTTTCAGGCGAATCTGTTATGATATTAATGGCTTGCTCTGAACGATGGAAATTTTCGCCTGCCACGTGAGCTAGATTGAACGCTTTGTTCTTTTCTTGCAAGTGAAGATGAGGGATACCTGATATGTCGGGCTGGCGGCCCTCCAGAGCAAGTTTCTCCGCATATGCCTTGGCTTTCTGAATGGTGCCTTTCTTAACAGGCATAAAATTATAAACGACGACTGTATTATCCTGCACTGATAATCCCAAGGCCATCATGGCATCTTTTGACTGGCGGCTTCGCGGTCTAAAATCATTGAACAATGCCAACGCTCTTGAATGCTCTTGGTGGTTAGGCAAAATTTCATCGGGTAAAATGTTTTCGTTTAATAACTTACCTAGCATTTCGCGCGCCATCGCCTCGCCACGGCTAGCAAAAATGTGTTGCATGGCATCTGCGGTAATATAGACACAATCTAAACCCATATGATAGTTTGGCAAATAAGCCACCAATTGTTGTTTCAAATCTTGTGTTAATGTCAGCAACTTGAACGCTTTTTTTGGCAATGTATCGTGAAAGTTTGGATTGGTAATAAACTGGTTGATAAAATCCCAAATTTCTTGCCGATCATGGTCAGAGAAGTAACCATCACCGCTCACCGCCACTGCTTCATCACTCAAGCGAAAATCGTCAATTTGCTGTTTCAAATCAGCAATATCGGCATCTAACTGGGCAATGGTGGCCATTTTATCATCTACCAGTTTTTGCGCTGTCGCTATTTTCTCTTGGTTTTGCGCCTTTTTCATCTGCGCTGCAACAAAACGTTTGCTGTTTTTGGCGGCAACTTTCATGATGCGGCTGGCTATCACATCATATCTGACCTTGTCGCTTTGTTTGGGCGATACCGCTGCGGTCACATCCTTTTTGTTAAGTAGCCATTTCCAGCTCACCATCGTGTCGTTAGCCGCTAGTTTTTTCGGGTCGGCATCGGGGTTATGAAAGATAATGCTAAACGTTTGACCATCGGACAAATCAAACTGCATGGCAACGTTTGCCACACCTTGTCGCTTAAACGGCTTGGTGGTGGTAACATTCGTTACCGTCAAATCACCAACCGCATGATGACCCAAGGCGGTGAACAGACGGTCGCCCATCGCGTCTAGGCGGCTGTAGGTTTCCATTAAGGCATCAAAACCCAACTCGGTCGCACCCAAATCTGCTAGCAATTCGCGCATATCAAGCTTGGCAGTCAAGCCGCCAAACGCGTCGTGTTTTTGTAGGTCGAGTAATAAGCGGCTATAGTCGCTGCCGTGTGAGACAAGGTTTGCACCGTCCCACATGACGTTATCAGCGGTCACGCGGTTTTGCTCGGCGCGTAACATCTTGCTGTTGATAATGGGCAGGTAGTAGCCTGTGTCTTGGCTGGGATTATTCATCAATCGGGCGATAGTTTCTGAGCTCCAGCCGTTTTGTGGGGCAAAATCTAGGCTCATATCATCAAACTGCGCACTGTCATTGACAACCACGGTGGCATAGTCTGCGCCTAAATAGTCAAATTGGCTTAAAGCAAGGTGTGCGGCATGGTCGTCATCGTCCGCTCCCACCACCGCCACGCTGTCAATGTACTTATGGCTGCCATCAAACAAGTTTAATACCGTGTAGTGGTCATCACCGCTGCCCACGCTTGCATCAAAGCCTAAGCCATCAAAGCCTGCTTTATCAGCAATAAGCACAGGCATAGCGCGATAACGCCCATCAATCACCCCGACTTCATAGCGACTGTAGCGGCGTGTGCCATCGGGGGCGGTAATGTAGCTGTTAGCTTGTTGTAGTGTTTGATAATGCTGCATAACAAATCCTTGCGATACAATATAGATGGCTTATTATTAAACAGAACATCAAGGCAGGTTGTGGGGTGTTCCAACCCTTTAAAAACAAAAAACCCACCAATTAAGGTGGGCTTTTGGCAATCGCAGACAATCAAGCTTGTTTGAGCTGTGCCATTTGCGAACGCATGGCGGCAAGTTCTGCTTCAAGGCGTAACTTTTCTGCCACCACTTGATTGAATTTTTTGCGATGTTCGGCATCGGCAAAACGCTGCAACACCAACTTGGCAAGCGTTTGATAGCCCACACCTTCTGCCTGTCCAATCAGTTTTAGGTCTTCAATTAAGGTGATAGGCAAGCGGATTGATATGAGTTGCGTTTTATCACGCCCCGTGCCATTAAGCGCGGCTCGTCGTGCGCCCGTTTGATTGGTCTTTTTGGCATATGCCATTTCTGCACCGATTTCCCGATTTTCCCAGCGTTCGCTGTCGGCAAATACGATGGCTTCAAAGTCTTGGTCGGTCATAATTTTACCTTTTAAATAGATTACCACATCAGTAATAGTAATCTTTGCCCGTCAAGGCATTAAATAGCGTAATTTCTGCTGTATTTGGCTCATAGGCGGATTTGACATAGAAGGTTTGTTTTTCCTCTTGAAACACAAAACATACCTTTAGCAGCCTGCCTTTATCAGTGTATGCCAAAAACCACAACGTCGGAGGCAAGGTTTGGTGCTGTTCGCGAGTGTCTTCTAGGTCATCGCCATCATCGCTGTTGTAAAAACACTCTATGACCTCCTGTTCGGTCACCGCATGTTTTTCATTCAACTTTGCCAAAATCTTAGGCGAAATCACAAAACGCGGTTCGTTATCTTGAGGCTGCGTCATCAGTATTAAACCTATACATCTTTTGTATATACGTTATTATTATAATAACCCTTGCTGGCTATAAATTCAACTGGTATTATTGTATATACAACTAAATCGGACTGCCCGTGCCTGTTCTCACGCCCCCGTGACGATGACCTTTTAGCGACTTGCCACCGCCAACCACGTCCCCACTGGCGGTGATTTTGCCCGACACATTTTGATCGCCCGATTGCTCAAGGCTGCCTTTGTGGGTAATGTCGCCATTCACCACCAAGTGCGCATTGATAGTAAACGTTGGCGTGTTGGCAGTAATACTGCTATCGGCATTGATTAACCCGAATTCGACATAA